CCTAACATCGAGGCTGCCATATCCAAACGCCTGAAAGCAAAGGCCATGGGCGTGGATGAACTAATAGCACGCTATGGCGAACAAGCAAGAGCAAGTTTATTCCCATTTATCAGGATAACAGACGAGGGGTTTGTATTCTTTGACTTCTCACATCCACAAGCAAAAGAACACATGCACCTTATCAAAAAAATAATGAGCAAGCGTACTCGCAGGATTGAAGATAAAGAAGTATGGGAGGATGAATGGGTACAAGTAGAATTGTATGATGCTCAAAAGGCTATGGAAATGATCGGCAAGATGCAAGGATTATTCAAGGAACAGATTGACGTTACAAGCGGGGGGGAGAAGATAAACCTTGTCTGGCGGACTTTCGAGGATGGCAAGGAATGAATAGCGGAATTTATAAGATAGAAAACCTTGTCACCAATAAAATATATATTGGATCATCTATTAATATTTCCAAGAGATGGTCATGGCATAGAATCATGCTGGATAACAATAAGCATTTCAATAATCATTTACAAAGTTCGTGGAATTTATATGGAGATTTTTCATTCAGTATTATAGAAAACTGTAATCCAGATAAGTTGATAGAACGTGAACAGCATTACATAGATATGCTCAATCCAGAATATAACATTCGTAAGATTGCCAATAGTAATTTAGGTATGACATTCTCGGATGAAACGCGCTCCAGGATGTCTGATTCACAAAAAGGAAAGATAATATCAGAAGATCAAAGAGCAAGAATATCGGAGACATTGATGGGACATGATACTCCGGCTGATGTGCGCGAAAAAATATCCAATACCCTTAGAGGAAATATTAACAAGCGCGGTCATATAGTTTCGAATGAAGGTAGAAAAAATATGTCTGATTCTGCTAAAGGCAAAGTTATCTCAGAACAGGCACGCAAGAAAATATCCGCTTCTCTAAAAGGAAGAAAAAAATCACCAGAGACTATTGCTAGAATGTGTGCTGCTCAAATAAAATCGAGGCATCTGAATAATGAGCATTGAAATTAGCCTTCCGAGATTACATCCTATGCAGAGTGAAATTGCATATCACCCTGCTAGATATAAGGTTGTAGACTGTGGCAGAAGATGGGGTAAAACAAGATTAGCAGTTGTTCTTGGATTGTCAGAATTACTCAAGGGTGGTGCAACAATGTGGATCGCACCATCTTATGATAAGTCTAACATTGGATTTCGTTTGTTCGAGGAGTTATGCTCACAACTGCCAATGGTCACTGTACTCAGGGGAGAACGAAGGATAACTACAGCTGCAGGCGGCTGGATAAACGTATTATCCGCTGATAGTCAAGGCGGGTTGCGCGGTGAAGGTGCCAGTCTGGTCATAGTGGATGAGTGCGCTCATGTCCGCGACTTCATGCGTGTCTGGGAACAGGAATTGAGACCGGCTCTGACAGACCGTAAAGGCAAGGCTGTTTTTATCTCCACCCCTAAAGGCTTCAACCACTTTTTCGAGCTGTACCGACTGGGGCAGGGCGGCGGCGATTGGATGAGCTGGCAGATACCATCCTCTTCCAACCCATTTCTTGACCCGAAGGAGTTGGAATCTGCTGCCAAAGATTTACCAAGTCTTATCTACAGGCAGGAGTACGGGGCGGAGTTTCTGGCGGATGTTGGGCAGGTATTCCATCATGTAGAGGGGTGTGTGCAGGGGGCGTTAGCGGAGCCTGTGGTAGGGCATGGGTACGTGATGGGGATAGACTTAGGGAAGCATCACGATTTCACGGTGTTGGTGGTGGCAGACAGGGGGACGAGGCGGGTAGTGGGGTTTGACCGGTTCAACCAGTTAGATTACGTCGTACAGAGGGAGAGGATTGCGTTTCTAGCGGGGAAGTACAATAATGCGCGGTGTTGGATTGATGCGACTGGGGTAGGGGTTCCTGTTCTTGAGGATTTGCAGCGGATGGGGGTAACAGTGGATGGGTACAGCATGACGGGGAAGAGCAAGAAGGAGTTGATAGAGGGGTTAGTGATAGCGTTGGAGCAAGAGAATCTGCGATTTCCGCCGTTACCCGTGCTGATTTCGGAGTTGAAGGCATACGAGTACGAGAAAACGGTGGCTGGGAACATAAGGACGAATGCGCCTGGGGGTGGGCATGACGATTGTGTGGTGAGTTTGGCGTTGTGCAACTATGGGTTGGGGCAGTTGGGGGTTGTGGCGGGGCGTTTCGTCATGGCGCGGCATTGGGGGGGTGAAAAGAGTCTGCGGCGAAGGTCTTTGAGGCGTTGAGATGGTCTATACCATTCACCGGTGGCGCAGAGATGTAAGTCAGCGTGTCTGGCGCTGTGTCCCGCCTGAAGTGCCCACCGTCTACACGAGGGCGAGCGAGGATTGCCAGGGTTGTGGGGTAGAGATTACGTACAGGGATTTGCGGTTGGCTGGGCGGTCCTGGAAAGAGGGGGGGGAGCAGCACGTCTTGAACGAGTTTGCCTTCCAGAGGGAGCACCATGGCACGGCTAAAGCCTGAAGACATCATCAAGATGGTGGACCAGCAGGAGGTTGACACCCAACCGCTGCGGGACCGCATGGAATCCGACTATTCCGAGTACCGTCTGACGGAATACGCCATAACTGATCCCGTCACCGGTGAACCAGAGGAGGGGGACGCGGCATACACGTCCAATGAGCCAAGGAACTTTGCCAACAAGATTATTGCGCTTCTGGTTGAGGCGCAAGGGATGCTCCATGTCCCGCACATTTCGGAGCGGATGCACGACCCGAC